CAAGCACACCGATTTCAACGACCTCCATACCCTTGAGGGCCTTCATACGGTTAGAACTCAAGTCGAAAGCGCCCTGTTGCAATTTGGGTGGAATGATGCGCCAAAAACGCGGGCACTCACACAAGGGGGGGGCGGGGCTGATGATAAACTGCATCCTATCGACACCACCGACGAATTGCTTGAACGCTTCAGCCTGGTCTACGGCAAAAAAGGCACCGTCTATGACTACCAGGAACACCTCCTGCTTGCGCTCTCCGATATGCGGGATGCCTGCCAGTCACGGGAAATACACCGCCGCTGGCAAGAATCGGCGCAACGCTCCATCGTCCGCGTTGAAAATGTCGGCTTCGACCCCGGCATTCAAGATTCCCAAATCACCTGCAATCTTTGGGGCGGCTGGCCGACCACGCCCAAAGCCGGAATTTGTGACAAACTGATCGGCTTACTCAATCACATGTGCAGCGGTGAAGACAACGCTATGGATACCGCCGCCTGGGTCGTCAAGTGGCTCGCCTACCCCATCCAGCACCCCGGCGCAAAAATGCGCACCGCGCTCGTTATTCACGGACCCCAAGGCACCGGCAAGAATTTGTTTTTTGAGGTCATCATGGCCATCTACGGGCGTTATGGCCGCATCATCGACCAGCCTGCCATCGACGACAAACATAACGACTGGGCAAGCGCCAAACTGTTCATGATTGCCGATGAAGTCGTGGCCCGCTCCGACCTTTACCACATCAAAAACAAACTGAAATGCTTTATCACCGGCGAATGGATACGGATCAACCCGAAAAACGTCGCCGCCTATGAAGAGCGAAACCACGTTAACCTGGTGTTTCTCAGTAACGAACGCATGCCAGTTGTTATCGAAGAAGACGACCGCCGCCACTGCGTCATCTGGACGCCGCCCAAAAAAGAAGCGGACTATTACAAAGCCATCAACGATGAAATCATCAATGGCGGGGTGGAAGCCCTGCACGACTGGCTGCTCAATATCGACTTAAAGGATTTTGATGAACATGCCAAGCCGCCCAGCACCAAAGCCAAAGACGAATTGCTGGCATTGAGCAAAGATAACGTGCTGCGGTTTTATGAGGATTGGATAGCCGGGAAATTTAACCCGATGCGGTTGGTAAATGATGACGGATTGCCCATTCCAAATTATGTATTTATTGATTCAAGCAAAATCCCAGTTTTATCTGAAGACCTGTTTGAAGTTTATAAAATTTGGTGCAACCGACAAGGTGTAAGACCATCGCCAATGAACAAAGTTATTGATCATATTGCCAAGCGCCCTGGCGTAATCAAAGAAAGAAGTGACTATGAACTGAATAAGCAAATTAGTACCTCAGCAAGATCGTTTATATATCCCCCCAAATTTATAGAAAAACCGGAAGGAACTATCAAAAGAAAGTGGCTTGGTTATCGAATAACGGACTTTCAAACAATAATAAATCAATATAAAACAACAAATTATGATTAATTATTATAAAATAACATTATTTTATACGTTAGAACCATAGGGCCCATAGGGCCTGGCAATGTTTTTTTAGTATGGGCGCTTCGCAAGTCACGCGGCACGCGGGCTTGCGACTTACCCTCTGAAGGGTCTGGGTCAAACCTCACGTACGCGCGTGAATAAGTTTTTTATTTTTAGCCTCACTAAACAATAAAATTTTTTCCCCGCGCGAGGCACCCAGGCCCTACGGGCCCTTCGGTAGTTTCGTTGATATTCGCGGCCTCCGAGACTACTGTCAACAATTTTTTGACAGTCCCCTCAGAGGTTTCTTTATTATTTCTTTAAAAGAAATAATGATGTTAAATATAAAGGCAATAGCCGGAGAAAAAGAAATGAGTGCAGAATTAATTCCATTCGGAAAATATAAAGGGCAACCGCTGGAAGCCATACAAAGCGACAAGCAATACATAGACTGGCTGCTTGCGCAAAGCTGGTTTAAAGAAAAACATGAAGATATTTACACAATCATAATTAATAATTTTCAAGAACCGGCTGACACGCCCTTGCATAACGCCATGCAAATGAAATTTTTGAATGATGACTATGTAATAAATTTACTGAGTAGGTTTTTTGAAGAAGATTTGACAGGCTTCAAATGTTATAGAAAATTTGAAAAAGATGGTTGGGATGTTTTTATTGTGTTGACAAACGATCAAGATGAACTGAAGCAAAGATTGAAGCAAATTTATTATATTGAAATAAAACCAACAGTTTCTGACGATTTCCCCTCTGTGCTACGGCAAATAGAAGCAATGTCTTATATAAGAGTTTTTGATCGTGACCGAGGACAATACAATAAATATCGAATAAATGGAACCAGAATGCTTTTAGTCGGTGAATATACTGGCCAAGGTGCAACTCAGGATGAGTTCATAGCATTGTCCATTAACCGGCAAAACAAAGCGTTTGCGGCGCGAAAATGAATTAGCACTACTGACCCCCTCCGAAAGGGAGATTGTTGAAGAAACACGTCTCGCTCGGTTAAAAAACATCGAAAATTTGCAAGCCAGGGGACTATTCCAGGGTAAAAAACAGGAAACCGCGCCATGACCCCCATGACCAAACAAGAATTTGCCGAAAATAACAGAGGTTCTGTTCCCTGCTCAGGCTGTACGCTTTGCTGCAAAGGCGATGCCATCCGGTTATTGCCGAGTGATGATGCCGGTCGATATTTAACTGAACCCCACCCCTACCTATCCGGCGCGCTAATGTTAGCTCACAAACCTAATCTTGATTCCATCTATCTAAGCGAAATAGGTTGTACCATTCATGAATACAGGCCGCTGCAATGCCGTGAAATGGACTGTCGATTACTTGCATCAAAAATAAGCTACACACAAGCCCGTAAACTGAGTAAATGCAATAAACTTAAACTGCCCGTTTGGCAAAAAGGCAAAGAACTTTTAAGGGCGGCGCCATGACCACCATGACAAAATCAGAATTTGCCGAACACATCGAACGCGTGCCTGGCTATGTCACCCAGTTAAAAGACGCGGGGCGGTTGATCATGGACGGCGAACACGTCAACGTCGAAGCCTCAATTGAACTCATGAGGGAAACTGCCAACCCCAGTTATTTAGGCCACACCGAACGACACCAGGAAGACCGTGAGCGCAAAGCCGCCGGAATGATAGACGACTTAACCGGAAAAGCGGGCAGCGCCTACCAGCAAGCCAGGGCCATGCGTGAAAAATACGCCGCCATGCAGGCCAAAATAGCCTACGAAAAGGAAATAGGGCTGCTCTTGGTTGCCCACGATGTAAAAATGGCTGTAGCGGATGGAGATGCGCTTATTCGTAATCGTTTGGAAGCCCTACCGGACATACTAGCCACGCAACTCGCCGCCGAAAAAGACGAACAGCGGATTAGGTCAATGCTATCCGATCAAATTGAATACCTGCTGGATGAACTTAGCCGCGCTTTTAAGGGCATGTGAAATATATGATTAATACCGAACAGACCCTCGAATATATCCCAACCGCCTTGCTGATACCCTACGCACGCAACAGTCGCACGCATTCAGAAAACCAGATTAAACAGGTTGCCAATTCAATCACTGAATTTGGATTTACAAACCCGGTTTTAATTGATTCTTATAACGGCATCATTGCCGGGCATGGCCGCGTGAAGGCTGCGCAATTGTTATGCCTTGAATTAGTGCCGTGTCTTCGCCTCGGCCATTTAAGCGAAGCCCAAAAGCGCGCGTATATTATCGCCGATAATCAATTGGCTTTGAATTCAGGATGGGATGAAGACCTGCTCCGTGCCGAATTGCTGGATCTTCAGGGCATAGAGTTTGATATGGATTTACTGGGGTTTGATATGGAAACCCTGGAAGATTTGCTCTTCATAGAACCCGAACGCGATAACTCGAAAGAAGATGACGTGCCGGAACCGCCTGCCGATCCGGTTAGCAAGTTGGGCGATGTTTGGCTGTTGGGCAAGCATCTGGTGATGTGCGGCGATTCTACCAACATTGAAGATGTTGAAATGCTGATGAATGGTAAAAAGGCGGACATGGTTTTTACTGATCCGCCATACGGCGTGAGTTATGCGGATAAAAATGCTTACCTGAATGCGGTTGCCCCTGCCAACCGCATTCAGGTAAGCATAGAAGGCGACCATCAATCAATTCCAGAAATGAAAGAATTATGGTTGGCGGCATTTACCAATCTGGCAACTATAACAACCGACAAAGCATCTTATTACATCACAGGGCCACAAGGCGGCGAGCTGATGATGATGATGATGATGATGATAGATGAATCCGGCTGGCAGTTAAAACACATGCTTATCTGGGCAAAAAATAATCATGTTTTAGGCCGATGTGATTATCACTATAAGCACGAGCCTATTTTATTCGGATGGAAGAAAAAAGGAACGCATGAATTTTATGGATCATCATCTAATTTTTCATTATGGGAAATAAACAAACCACAAAAAAGTGATTTGCATCCAACCATGAAACCCGTTGAGTTGGTTGAACGGGCAATATTAAACAGCAGCAAAAAACAAAATTGTATTATTGATTTATTCCTAGGCTCAGGCACAACCCTAATCGCCGCCGAAAAAACCAACCGCATTTGCTACGGCTTAGAGATCAGCCCCGCTTACGTTGATGTTATATGCCAACGCTGGCAAACCTACACCAACCAGCAAGCGATCCACGAAGCCACCGGCCAAACCTTCGATGAACTATTTAGGGGCGGATTTATCCGCCCAGTGGCGAATAAATTCGCCCCCACCAATGGCTGAAACCTACCCCAACGCCGCCCACCTAATCCACGCCACCCGTGCCCGTGCGTTTGCGCCGCGCAAAGTGCAAACCGTGTCCGAATGGGCAGACAAAGAAAGGCGCTTATCGAAAAAGGGCAGCGCCGAACCCGGCCCGTGGCGTACAGACCGCAACCCGCCCTTGCGTGAACCGATGGATTGCCTGTCTGCACGCTCTACGGTTAAAGAAGTTGTGATGATGTTCCCGATACAGATGGGCAAAACCGAGACGGCCCTCAATGCCCTGGGTTATTTCATGGCGAACGGCTCCGGCCCCGTCATGGTGTGCCTGCCCAGCGAAGTGGGGATGAATAAGTGGATCAATCAAAAACTCAGCCCGATGATTGAAGACACAACCGCAATACAGGAAGTCTTAACCACGCAAAACTCCCGCAACTCGGCCAACACCAAAGAATTCAAAGACTTTATTGGTGGCCAGCTTTACCTTGAACACGCCGGATCACCCAGCCGCCTTAAATCCACCTCCGTTAAATTCCTGATCGTAGACGAATTAACCGAATTTGCCGGAAATCTGGTCACAGGCGATGACCCGCTCATGTTGCTGGAAGACCGCACCTCCGCCTTCCCTGCCACCTACAAACGCCTGTACATATCCAGCCCCGGCGTAAAAGGCATTTGCCGCATCGATGAACTCTACGAAAAATCCGACCAGCGCAAATATTTCATGCCCTGCCCGCATTGCAACGCCGAGATCCTGTTCGAGTGGTCGGGCCTGCATTGGAGTGAAGGTTCAAACGGCCATGATGCGCGGTACGTGTGCCACGAATGCGCCTGCGAGATAGAAGAACACTACAAAACCGATATGATCAAAAAAGGCCGCTGGATTGCCACTAATCCCGGCCCCAAGCTGCGCGGCTATCACATCAACGGCCTGTATTATCAAATTGGCCTAGGCCCCCGCTGGGCGACCCTCGTTGACATGTGGCTGCAAGCCTACAACGACTTGGCACGCTTAAAAAGTTTCCTTAACTCACGCCTGGCCGTCACTTGGGAAGACCCGGCCATGCGTGCCGTTAAAATGAATGTCATCGCCGACCGTGTTGAACCGTACCGGCTGCGGACTGCCCCCGTGGGCGTGTGCGTGATCACGGCAGGCGTTGACACCCAAGACAACCGGCTCGCCGTCCAGATTGTTGGCTGGGGCAAAGGCCTGGCGTGTTGGGTGTTGGATTATGTCGAACTGATGGGCGACCCTGCCGATGATAGGGTCTGGGTGGCGTTAACCGACTTGCTCAATAAACCCATCCATCACGTCAACGGCCATAAAATGGTCGTGGAAGCCACCGCCATCGACGCAGGCGGCCACCGGACCGAAGCGGTCAAGGACTATGTCAGGCGCAGGCACATTCGCCGCCCTATGGTCATTTTTGGCGCGATTCCCAACAATGCCCCGGTTTTATCAAAACCCAAGGCGCAAGACATCAACTGGCGCGGGCAAACTATCAAGAAGGGCGTGCATATCCAGCATGTCGGCACCGTCGCCATAAAAAACGTCCTGTTTGGCCGTCTCGCCACCGATCACGAGAAAGCCGTCGAGGAGCGCAGGGTGCATTTCAGTTCGGACTTGCCACACGATTACTTTCAGGGTATAACGTCCGAAACATTCGACCCACGCGCAAACCGTTTTATCAAGAAGCGCGGCGTTCGCAATGAGCAGCTCGACACTTTCGTTTATTCCTACGCCGCCGCGCACCACCAAGAATTAAGGCTGCATCTGCACACCAAAGCCAAGTGGGATGAATTGCTGGAATACTACGGGGCTGTGTTAGACCCGGAAGCACGCAAACAATTACCCGACCCGGAACCTGTGAGCGCCGGAAGTGATACCTATTTAACGGGATGGGGGCGCGGTTGAA